AGGCCACATCTACCACTAGTGGGCTTTGATCACGAGGTCGACTTCTCTTACATCCTTGGCGGTCCTGGCTGTGGCAAATCCTATTGCATCCGCGCGATAGCCAAGCGGACCGATGGTGTGGCTTTACCTTTCTCGAAGCTTGTTCCTGACTATCTCGATTTGGTTGACGAGGACGGGACCCGATACAACCTGGACGCGAAGACCAACCACCGAGCCATCCGAGACTTACGAGGAGTGGACAGCATTTTCATCGACGAGTTCACCGCACTACCCTGGGAGTACATTCAGCTGATTGTCTATCTAAGCGGGGCCAAGAAGGTGTTCATCGTCGGCGACACCAAGCAGACCAAGGTGCAGAAGAGCGAGGGCATGTACATCGGGGATTATGTGGATATCGACAGTCTTCCGCGACACACGCTGATGCGCAACTTCCGCAACCCTCAGGATGTCGTGAACCTGCTCAATAGGGTCTTCGGTTATGTGATGCAGGCCATGTCTAGCGTGACGCACTCGATCAATGTTTACGGGCCGGGCGAGCGACCAGACGACTACGGTGAGCAGTTCGCTTTTTCTCGCGCGACATGTCAAGAGTTGAATCTCATCGACGACAACACTGGAAAGATGCGCACCGTGCGGACCTATCAAGGCAGCACAGTTTCGGGCCACCCTTTGACACTCCATGTGCGTGACAGCGATGAGTCACTTTTACAGTCCGACGAGCTCACGATTGTCGCACTCAGCCGGCACACCACTCGCTTGAACATCGTGCATAATGGTTCCGCCGCCGCGCTGGCCTGGTTAGACAACTTGGGATTGCCCCATTCGATGAACGAGATAGAGTCCGGCTCCCAACCGAAGGTGCTTCCGACAACGACCCCCGGCCATGAGCAAGAGTCCAGCCCACTCCCAGTCGACGACGAAGAGTTGGGCAAGATATTCACAGACCACGTCCCAACCGGAAACTCAGCTGAACGCCGCAAGATTCGAGTCACGACCACGATGGTGCTTTCGGCGATTGGAGTGCTGCTCAAGTTCTGGTCCGGCTCAACCTTTGTGAACCAGCGTCTGACTCCCCTCTTCGTGCTTTTCAAGTTCATGTACCTGAACCGCGTGTTTTTCCTGCATCGTGAGAATTGGGTTGATTACGTCGCGAAACTGCCTGTCGCCTTCGCACGCGCCACCATCGTCCAAACGTCCGTCACTGCCATTCTTCTGCCTCTGCGGATTGTCTTTCCGGTTCTCGGCTCGATTCTGCAACGTCGTCGCGGCAAAGCGCAACCCGTGCCTCTGAACGTGGAGCTTCTTGGCGCTGTCTTAGATCGTTTTGGTGTGCCTCTGCCGGTCGTCGCAATGTGGAACTCGCTCTCGCTGCTCTCGTTCAAGGCTGAGACTCTCGTGCACACACTTGTCCCGAAGGCTTGGATCGACTTGTTGGCTTGGTTGCGCCCTGATTACTTCGGTCAAGAGTACTTCTGTGATCTCTTGGAACCGTGGGCCGTTCAAGTCGCGATGTTCACCTGGTTTGGCCTTCGTCACCGCGCGCAGGAGGACATTCTCTTCTCTGTCTCGCTGCCGAGTATTTCCGACGCCGATCGCTTCCACGACCTTATCAACGGAGCCGCACTGCCAGAGTCTTTCGACAAATTCCAGTCGTGGTTCATGCAGTACATCCCGGTAGCCATGCGTAAGTGGACGAAGGTGGGCCATCTCAAGGAAAGCGTTCTCGCCATACCAGCGCTCGTCTCTCCGAAGGACGCGTATCTGACTTTTGGTTCCATGATGCCGGCTTGGTCTTCCATCGCGCACGGTCTCGAGTACCCGAACATGCTAGCTGCGGCGGTGATTCCGAACCCCTTCAGAGTCGGTACGATCAATCCAGCGGACTTCTTCCGGCCCACCAACAATCGCGGCAACCCTCGAGCTCCTCCGGCCCCCAAGTACACTTTCGGTAATGTCGCTGGGCACAAGTTCACCTCTTTCCAGCCCATGCAGGTCATTCAGGTGCTATCGGGTCGTTACTTCAACAAGAAGCCGCAGAGTGGTAGCTTGATCAAGAAGGACAAGGCAAAGGCAGTGCTAGAGGACATCATGAGGACCACAAAGCTCGAGCTGCTCGGTGACATCAGGGGTTGGGACGAAGACACCCTGGACATTCTCCTGGACGAGTTCCTAAAGACGGCGTCGGCAAAGAACTACGCGAAGCAACTGCAAGGCGACGACTCACCAGAAGGGCGCAACATCCGTTTTCACCTGAAGAGCATTTTCAAGCCAGCTATTTCCAACCAGAAGCCCATGAAGGTGGACAAAGTCGGTCAGGGCATCTCAGCCTGGGGTAAAGACGCTCAGATCATGTTCGGTTTGCCAGCGAAATGGATCAACTTCGTGCTGCTGCAATCCTTGAAGCCGAACGTTATCTACGACAACAGGATCACACCGACCCAGCTGAGGGACCATTTGCGCGACCATTGGGAGACCGTGCCGGCCGGTGCGAAGAACGGGGTGACTGACTTCGAAATGTACGACAGCCAGCAAGATGAGTTCTCCCAACAGATCGAAAAGGAGACCCTCAAGCTTTTGGGTGTGGACCAGTCGTTCCTCGACCACTATTTCAGTTTCCGCCAAGGTGGCAAGTTACTCGCTTCTGGCATCTCCGGGCGATTAGGCACTGAGAAGACTTCCGGCGAGCCCATGACGTTGCTGGGTAATAGTGTCATTTCCATGGTCTTGGCCAACTGGATCCTCCGGGGCGACGGGCCTTTCGTGATGGCGGTCAAAGGTGACGATGGTTTCAAGCGTCAAGGGAACATGAGGTTGGATCAGGTCCGCATTGGTCAGCTATCCGAAGTTTGCCGACTCAAGATCAAGGCTTATGTTGAGGACACAGCCGAGTTCTGTGGTTTCGCCATAGGGCCCAATAGCTTCTGCCCGTCCGTGCCGCGTAAGCTCGCGAAGGTACTCGGCCATGAGTTCAGGGACTACGCGCACTTCTGTGAATACCGCAAGTCGATGATAGATTGGCTCAACGATGTGAACCGTCAGGACGTGGCAGACATCATCGCGACGAACTCTGACCTGTTTGGGATGAGCGTTTCGGAAGTTGAGGGCCAGATCGAGATCATCACTAGCATCTCGCACCTCAATGAGGCTCAATGGCTTTCTTCTATGATGTTGG